ACATAGTCGTAGAGTTGTTGCTGAGTGAGAGGCCACTCATCTTGGAAGTTGATAATATTTGATGTAACAAGGACAACCCAGTCCAAAAATGGGTCACCATAGAGTTTATCAGCAACCTGGTCTGGTCTCTCGTCGTCTTCAATTTCGTATTTGTTGAATACTGTGAAGATATTCTGTAAGTCGTCACGAAGTTTCCCTCTGACGAAGATGTTCTTCAGTAGGATATAATCTTGAGATCCAGTGGATGACTCAAGAAAGTTTTGAAATTCTAGATTGGGTAACTCTCTAAAATAAGACATTAGTAACCAACTCCATCTCTTGAAAAATTGTCGCCATAATCTTCTCTGTAGATTGGATTCAACTCTGTGAAACTGAGAGACATAGTCATCTTCACTGGTGTTGAGTCCTCATATGTAGTGTAAGCACCCGTATCAGAGTAACTTACATTCATATTCTTCAGTGCCATTGGTTTCATTGTGTAGAGGAAAGGATGTGGTCTGTTGCCTCTCCTAAACTGAACCTCAAAGACATCTGGAGATTGAATAAAAATTCCTCTACTCCCACTTGTAGCACCGTCACTAGCAATGGTCGTCTTTGCCGCCATAGCGGTCTTAAACGTCCTGATGATAGACTTACACATTTGACCTTCGTCTCTGCTTCTGGGGGTCAGCGTGAAGGCAAAGGGGAAGGATCTGAGTTGGACACCCTTGAATAACAATTCCATATTGGGGTTGAGTGCCTGACCAGTTGCTCTTCCTATAAGTGACTGAGGACTGAGGTTTGAACTAAAAACTCCTACTGCTTTAGCACCAAAGTACCTGAGGAGATTTTCTCTGGTGTTTTCGTCTAATGCTCCACCAAATTCTTTAATTATTTGACCTGCTGTCTTACTACTTTGCTGTAATGCCTCTATAGCAGATTGATTTTCAATTGAGGCACTTTTAACGATCTTTTGAAACGCCTCAGCACCTTTGAGTTCGATAGCATTAGCACTATCTTCATCCCAAGAAACACCATTAGTATCTACAAGACCCACTGGCATTGGTAATATAATTGAAGTTTTGACTCTTTTTCTATTTGCCCTGATGTTTCTTGTGCTAGTATCTTGAAAGAAATTACCCCCTGACCCGCTACTAATGCCTGGTGGTCGGTATTCCACAATACTAATAGACATATAGTCTGTAGTATCGTCAATCCTCATACCGATAGGATATCTGAGTGAATTTGACATTGTTTTTCCCCCTACAGTATTTAGTTGATAAGACGATTGACTATTGACCCGATATCTCCACCTCTTATGTCTCCGATGAGTCCATCTATTCCAGAAACATAGTCGTTGATGGTTGATATGAGGTTATTTGCTGTTCCGTTACCAAAATTGATACTGTAGGCATCTCCGGCGATATATCTGTCGTATTTGAAATCACATACTACACGAGTCAATTCATTGTTTGGTCCATACTGGACTTGAGTTGACGATAGGTTGGATGGATAGAGACCAATGAAACTATAAGGCATCGTTCTATCATAATCGTTATCAAACTTGATAATACGACACATATTAGACTTATATCCATCTGTTGGGTCTAGTGGATACTTGACACGATGTTGATAACTGTTGAGTGCTAGACCTGATGTTCCATTTCCACTGAGACAGTATTCCATCCAGTGCTCCATAAACTTGAGTGCTCTATATTGCTTGTCACAATAAAATGATAGAGACAGTGTATTGTATATTCTTGAGTGTACAAAGTTTTCTGTGTAACCCTGGAAGTTGTTTGACTCTACTGCTGCCAGAGAAGACCCTGGTAGAGAGGCAGAATAACACATTAGACCCAATTCACCACTGATGAATTGTCCGCTTACTCCTCGCTGTCTCAGGTGATTTGATAGTCCAGATGTTAGTCCACCAAAACTCACTTCAAAGTAATTATTCCTTGAAGGATTCCCGATGATAGGTGCTACATCTGCTAGTGTAAGTTTCTTAGGCACTCTAAATATTTACAAGGATGCTATTTGTATTTATTATGTCATATAAGGGGTTATTTAAACCGAGTTACCCTAAAAAGTATATTGGTGACTCCAAGAATATCGTATACCGCTCACTCTGGGAAAGAAAGATGATGAGATGGTGTGATACTAACGAGAAAGTGATAAAATGGGCGAGTGAAGAGATTCAAATTCCCTACTACAATCCAGTCAAGAAAAGAAAAGCACAATACTTTCCAGACTTCTACATCGAATATATCAATAAGAATGATGAGAGGAAAAAGATGTTGATCGAAGTCAAACCAAAGAAAGAAACTGTCCCACCACAATATAAAAAGAAAACAAAGAACACTCTCATTGCTGAAGCACTCTACGTCCAGAATCAAGCGAAGTGGAGGGCAGCAGAAGAGTTTTGTTTGGATCAGGGGTGGGAATTCAAAATTATGACTGAGAAGGAGTTAGGAGTATAATGCCTAGAAAGAAGGTATCAAACCAGAGAACTACTGTAAATAACGAGAGGAATACTAATACTAATAGTAGACCCTCTAATAACCGTGTGAAACCGATCCAGGACAAACTCCTAGGCACGGAAGAGGCGTTTGAGGTAATGGCAGAACTAGCAGAGGCACTTGCCGATACAGAGACTCCTACGCCCATACCAGGGAAGACCTATGTGTTTGAATATTATGCTGCTACACCAGGATTACTATACGATAGATATCCTTTTGTAACAGTTGTTGGAATTTATGAGTGGGGTTTCACGGGTATAAACAGACATCTCAAAGCACAAAGAAACTATGTTGTGAGTAATGCTGGCACTCAATTGTATGAAGTAAAAACAAGTGAGTTCAGCAGTCTACAGGCATTACCTTTGATGGAAATGATTCAAAACTGAGCGTCTAAATAAAAATACTCACATTATGTTTACTCTACATTATGGCATTACCTAAGATTGCTAAAATCACTCATGAGTTGACCGTACCTTCGACTGGAAAGAAAATAAAGTATCGTCCATTCCTCGTTCGTGAGGAAAAGGTACTTATTCTTGCTCAGGAGTCCGGTGACCAAAAAGAGATGATCAGTGCTATCAAACAGGTTATTGATGCTTGTGTTCAGACTCGTGGTTTCAAGGTAGATGCTTTATCTACATTTGACATCGAGTATATCTTCCTCGCTATTCGTGGTAGGTCTGTCGGGTCTGATGTTGAAGTTATTATTACCTGTCCTGATGACAACACAACCAAAGTCCCCGTGACTATTCACTTGGATGAGGTCGGCGTTCTTTTTGATGACGACCACGATCCCAAGATTCAATTGGATGATACTTACTCTATCCTGATGAAGTATCCCTCAATGGATGATTTGATGTCCCAGAGTGATACTGATATTAGTGTTGAGGCAAGTTTGGGTCTCATTGCTAACTGTATCGACCAAATCTATACAGAAGAGGAGTCTTGGGCAGCAACAGATTCGACCAAGGAAGAATTGATTTCTTGGATTGAAGACCTCGAACCAAAGAATTTCACCAAGTTGGAGAGGTTTTTTGATACTATGCCCAAACTATCACATACCATTGAGGTTGTGAATCCTGAGACTGGTGTAACAAGTGAAATTGTACTGGAAGGACTGGCAAGTTTTTTCGCGTAGGTATGGCTCACGAAGATCTTGAGTCATACTATAAGACCAATTTTGCTTTGATACAGCATCACAAATATAGTCTATCGGAACTTGAGGATATGATTCCTTGGGAAAGAGAGATTTACATTACACTCCTCAAACAATGGATTGAGGAAGAAGAGCAAAGAATAGCACAGAAGCAATGAAACTATTAGGCGCTGCTACCTCTGGAGTCTCCCCTCAGACAGGTTCATACTTGTCTAAGGAAGATCGCATCGCTATGTTTAAAAATGCCTCTGGTCGTAGAGGTTATGCTGGTCGTAGTTCTGGTGGTGGTGGAAAATCCGATGATGCTGCTCAGACAGCAAATGTCCAGGCAACATCAGCGATTGTAGCAGTCAATTCAGTTACTTCTACATTACAAAAATTACAAGTTACGAATCAAGAGACCATTGAAGAGGTCCAGGTTCAGGTAGAGAAGAATAGAAACGATATTTCTAACCTTTACAGTCTAATCAGTGCGGAAAGAGCAGAAGAATTAAGACAAGAGAAGTTACAATCAGCAAATGAGAGAAGGAGTAGAGAGTTAGGACTCCGCTCTGGTGCTGAAAGAATGCTAGAGGGTCTTGGTAAAGCAGTTGGTGCTACCGCCAAAACACTCGGCAATGTTGCTAATAAGACAATGGCACCCGTTAAAGGGATGCTCGATAAGTTATTTGAATTACTTGGACTACTTGGCGCCGCTTGGGCAATAGACAATCTACCGACGATTCTTGCGGCGATTGATGACTTTACTTCAGACCTACCATCGTTAGGTGATGCGCTCAATAATGCCTTCAATTTTCTAACTGGCACCAGAGGTGTGTTCAGTATTCTTGATGGGATGTTCCAACCTATCAAGAATTTTATTGGTAAGATTTTTAGAAAAGCAACTGAGGTCACTGCTTGGATTATCAGGAAAGGATCAAACCTCATTGGAACTGTATTCACAAAGATTAAAAACTTTCTTACAGAATTTTTTACTACTATTATAAGGAGAACCTCAGAACTACTCAGTAATCTCAATCCATTTAAGAGTGTGGATGATGCTGCTCAGACAGCAGTAAAGAGTGGTGATGAAGTTGTTGATGCTGGTAAAGCAGCGGCAAGCAGTGTTGATGCAGGTGTTGATGCTGGTAAAGGTGTTAAGCAAAGTGTAGATGCGATAGAAGGAGCGAAAGATGTAGCAAAACAAAAAAATATTTTCCAAAGATTGGGTGATTGGAGCAAGAGTCAGTTAGATAAACTCACCTCTGGTGGGAAGAGTGCAATGAACTGGATGGGAAAACAGTTGGAAGGTGGGAAAAATATGCTGGTGGGACTCGCTGATAGAGTCAATTTTGCTGGAGACACATCAAAGATTGGTCCAAAGCAAAAAGCAACTTGGTTGGAGAATATGTTATCTCCCATCGCCAAAATGTTTGGTGGAAAGGGTGGTGCTAAGTTCCTTAAAGGTCTTGTCGGAGTTCTTGAGAGAATCCCTGGTATTGGGATGCTAATCGATATTGCTATCAATAAAGGTCTTGATGGGATGAGTTGGACTCAGTCCATCATTCGTGGTATGTCTTCTGGTGCTGGTGGTGCGGTCGGTGCTTGGGCTGGTGCTCAGGCTGGTGGTCTTGCTGGTGCTTCTATCGGTACTGTTGTTCCTGGTATTGGTAATATTATCGGTGGTGTTGTTGGTGCTGCTATTGGTGCTTTCCTTGGTGCCGCTGCTGGTGGTGCATTTGGTGATGAGGTCGGTAAGGTAGCATATAAAAACGCTACTGGTAAAGAACCGACACAAAATGATGTGATGTTTGATAAGACGGCAAATAAGTCGATGCAGTTCCTTGGTGACACATTCGGTTTTGAAGTTCAAAAAGATGTAGATCCTGAAGTAAAAAGACCAAAGGTTGATATTAGTTCTACCTTGAGTGGTGCCACTGATGGTGCTACAGATCCTGTTACGGACGCTAAACTCCCTGCTACAAATCTGAGTAGTGCTCTTGGTAGTAATAGTAGTTCAAATACAAACTTGAGCACTCCTGAGGGTATGCAACTGAGTGACTCGGCAAAGAGCACCGACGAATCCAGTTTGCATATCAGTGAGTTGCCACCTAATATGATTGATATGGGCGGTAAAGATGTAGAACCAATAGTTCAGGTAGAGGGGATTTCTGCCCAGGTAGTTCCAACATTCTCCACCACAGATTCTGCTATGGATATGTATCGAGCATTCTCCAATAAAGTATATGAGGTAGTCTGATATGGCAGCACCGGCAATTGCAGCAATGGCGTTAAATATTGGAAAGAAACTGGTAGTAAATGCCAAAGTTTTCCAGAAAGGCGTATCACAGGGGTTGAAAACCTCCGGTGATAGGACTGCTCGTTCTGCTGAAAAGATTAATAACTTTCAAAAGGGTATCAATAAAGAGAATAAAACACAGGCTCGTAATGAGAAAAAGAGAGTCAATGATGAACAAAGAAATGCATCTGAATCTCAAAGGGAATCCAAGCGTGTAGTCGGACCTGTCGCCTCTCTAGTTAATAATGTTATCAAGAAACCATTGAAGGCATTGTGGGAACTTGTCCTTGGTTGGGCAGTATTGAACCTGCCCAAAATTATTAAGTCAGTACAGATATTCATCAAAAAGATTAGAGTGTTTGTTGGTAGTGTCAATGGTGCTATTAGAGCAACTGGTGGTGTCTTCCAAGGACTGATAAAAATTACTGGTGCATTCTTACAGAATATTGCAGAGTTTGACTTTGCGGATAAGTCTGGAAGAATCGCGAAAGCAAATCAAGAGATGTTGCTTGAAGTGGATAAGATCGGAGATTCTTTTGATGATATGAAGAATGTCTGGAATATGGAAGAGGAAGAACTGGATCTGATGCTCAAGCGTATGGACGAGGAGAAGTTAGCACGAGATACTGCAAACAATAACCTCGTAGAACCACAAGACACTCCGACTGGAAGACCAAGAACTGGTGGTAGTGTTGGTGGGGATTTATTTGATGTCATTGCATCTGGTGAAGGTGATTATAATTCTGTCAATAGAGGTAATGCTGGCGATACTCCTGGTGGTGCAAAGTCTGTCTTTGGTAAAGACTTGACTGATATGACTGTCGGTGAGATTATGAGTCTCCAACAACAAAAGAAGTTGTTTGCTGTTGGTAAATATCAGATCATTCCAAGCACGATGAAGGAATTTGTGAGGAATACTGATGTCGAACCATCAGATAAGTTTGATGCTAGAACACAGGAGAAGTTCAAGGGATATGTGATCGATGTCAAGAGACCTGAGGTTGGTAGATATATCCGTGGAGAGAGTGATGATAGGACAGCAGCAGCACAGGGTCTTGCCCGTGAGTTTGCATCTGTTGGTGCTGCCAGACCAGAAACAATTTCTGGTTTTTCTCCTGCTTCTAGAGGCGACACACTCTATGGTGGGCAGGGAAATAACAAGGCATCTATTAGTCCTGCTGAAATTGAATCGGCATTGGATGCTGAGAGAGAAAAGACAATGAGTGGTGGTAGTCGTATGCCTGAAGGTCTGAGCAATGCTGAATCAGTTCAAAGTCCCTATGATGGTGGGACACAAGCAAATCCACCGAAGGGCAACGCCAGAGCAGGAGCACTAGGAGAGGCGGCAGTGTCTCTTAAAAAGCAGAAGATGAGTACCAGTAGATATGGTAGAAATGGTTGTGTGTATGCCGTAAATATGGTGTATAGAAAGGCTGGTCTTACTCCACCTTGGGGTTCTAGTGTCTATGTCCCTAATGCTAGAAAGCGTATGATTAGTGCTGGTTATCGTAAAGTCTCGATAGGTCAGGCACGAGCAGGTGACATCGTTCTTATGGCGGACACACATCCAACAGAACCGTGGGTTCATATTGGTGTTGTTGGTTCCAGAGGAACTGTGCTGCATAACTCATCAACCAATCAGTCATTCACCAATGAAGAGACCTTCCAATCGTTGGCACAGAGATATGTTAAGATTGAGGTGTTCCGTATGCCGACTCAAGTAGCATCTGCCACATCTATTAGTAAAAATACTAGTGGAACTACTGCTACTAGTGAGACTCTTGCCTCAAATAGAACAAACGATGGCGGACAGACTAGAACTAGGACAAAGACGATCGTAGTTTCTCAAGACACTTATGTGAAGGTAGCATAAATATTTTTGTAAAATAGTATCCACATAATGGCGGCGATTGATTCCTCAATTTATAGTGAAATTACTGT